TACCAAGGTCTAGCGTTTAGTTGGATAGGCTTTGACGAGTTAACACAATGGCCCTCACCATTCGCATGGAACTACATGCGCTCTCGTCTACGGTCCACTGCAACCGACTTACCAGTGTATATGAGAGCTACCACTAACCCAGGAGGTAGAGGGCATCATTGGGTAAAGAAAATGTTTATTGATCCTGCACCTGCAGGTAAAACATTTGAGGCAAGAGATTTAGAAACTGGAGAGGTTCTTAAATATCCTGCAGGTCATGCTAAAGCAGGTAAGGCATTATTCAAACGTAGGTTTATACCTGCACGACTATCTGACAATCCTTATCTATCTACACAGGGTGACTATGAAGCAATGCTACTGTCACTACCAGAACAACAACGTAGACAACTACTAGAGGGTGACTGGGATATAAAAGAAGGTGCGGCTTTTACTGAGTTTGACAGAAAGGTTCATGTAGTCGAACCATTTAAGATACCACCTAACTGGGTAAAATTTAGAGCGTGTGATTATGGTTATGGTTCTTATAGTGGTGTGCTGTGGTTTGCCGTTGCGCCTGATGAACAACTTGTTGTATATAGAGAACTGTACGTCAGTAAAGTACTAGCTACAGATTTAGCTGACATGGTTCTTAATTTAGAAGCAGAAGATGGAAATATTAAATATGGAGTATTGGATAGCTCTCTATGGCATAAGCGTGGCGATACAGGTCCAAGCCTTGCGGAGCAAATGATAACTAGAGGATGTAGATGGCGTCCTTCAGATAGATCAAAAGGATCTCGTGTAGCAGGTAAGAACGAAATACATAGACGTTTACAAGTAGACGAATTTACAGAAAACCCTAGATTAGTATTTTTTAATACCTGTATAGAAACAGTATCACAATTACCTGCAATACCCATAGACAAAAAGAATCCAGAAGATGTGGATACACATTCAGAAGACCACTTGTATGATGCGTTAAGATATGGTATAATGTCTAGACCAAGATTTAGTATATTTGATTATGACCCTAATGGCGCAAGTTCAATGGGTATGCGAGTAGCTGACGCAACATTCGGTTATTAAGGAAAAATAAATGGCAGAAGATAACGAAGTATTTATTGAGGACGATGCTGTAATCCTTGAAGATACAGATAACTCAGTAGAAGAAGATGCAGATACGTCTAAGATAATTCCATTTATTATGGATCGTTATCATCGTGCAGAAGATTATCGTAAGCAAGATGAAGAGCGTTGGTTAAAAGCATACAGAAACTATCGTGGTATCTATGGTCCTGATGTACAATTTACAGAGGCAGAAAAGTCTCGTGTGTTTATTAAGGTAACTAAAACTAAAACTCTAGCTGCATACGGTCAAATTGTAGATGTATTATTTGCAAAGAATAGCTTTCCTTTAACAGTTGATCCCACAGAACTTCCAGAGGGTGTAGTTGAAAATGTCTCTTTTGATCCTGCTGTTCCTAAAGAATTACAAGAAGATGAAAGAGGCAATCCTATATCGCCTTATGGTTATAAAGGTGACGATAAAGAAATACCTAAAGGGGCTACTTCTAAAACATTAGAGCAATTGCTAAACCCTGAACTAATAGAAAAATTAGATTCAATTGACGGTGTAAAAGAAGGTGCAGGTGGCACACCTACATCTATTACATTTAGTCCTGCTATGATAGCTGCAAAGAAGATGCAAAAGAAAATACAAGATCAACTTGATGAATCTTCTGCGTCTAAACATTTACGAAGTACTTCATTTGAAATGGCACTATTTGGTACTGGTGTAATGAAAGGACCATTTGCTGTAGACAAAGAGTATCCTAGTTGGGATGACGAAACAGGTGAATACTCTCCAACATTTAAAACTGTACCACAAGTATCACATGTATCTGTTTGGAATTTTTATCCTGATCCTGATGCTAATAATATAGATGAAGCGCAGTATGTAGTAGAACGACATAAACTGTCACGCTCACAAATGCGTAATCTAAAGAAGCGTCCATACTTTCGTTCATCAGTTATTGACGAAGCTATATCCCTTGGTGAAAACTATGACAAAGAATATTGGGAAGACGATCTAGCTGACTATGCACCAGAACACGGTATCGAAAGATTTGAGGTACTTGAGTATTGGGGTATGTGTGACGTTGATATGCTTGAAGAGCAAGGTGTAGATATACCCAGTGAACTTTCTGAGGTAGATGAACTACAGGCAAACATCTGGATTTGTAATGGTAAACTATTACGTATGGTTCTTAATCCATTTAAACCTGCACGTATTCCGTACATGGCTGCACCATATGAATTAAATCCATACTCATTCTTTGGTGTAGGTATTGCAGAGAACATGGACGATACACAGACATTGATGAATGGCTTTATGCGTATGGCTGTAGATAATGCTGTACTGTCAGGCAACCTGTTAATAGAGGTAGATGAAACTAACTTAGTTCCAGGCCAAGACTTATCAGTATATCCAGGCAAAGTCTTTAGGAGACAAGGTGGTGCTCCAGGGCAAGCTATCTTTGGTACTAAGTTCCCAAATGTTGCAGGTGAGAACCTACAGTTATTTGATAAGGCACGAGTACTAGCTGATGAATCTACAGGCTTTCCTTCCTTTGCTCATGGGCAAACAGGTGTTACAGGTGTTGGTAGAACTGCCAGTGGCATTAGTATGTTAATGGGTGCGGCTAGTGGCACAATTAAAAATGTTATTAAGAATGTAGACGATTATTTATTACGTCCATTAGGAGAGGGGCTGTTTAGATTTAACATGCAGTTTGACTTTGACCCTGAAATAAAAGGTGATCTCGAAGTTAAGGCACGTGGAACAGAATCTCTTATGGCTAATGAAGTACGTAGCCAAAGGCTTATGCAATTCTTGCAAGTATCATCTAACCCTGCACTTGCACCATTTGCAAAGTTTCAATATATTATTCGTGAGATTGCAAAGTCTCTTGATCTTGACCCCGAAAAAGTTACCAACAATATGAATGACGCTGCTATACAGGCTGAACTTATGAAACAATTTCAGCAAGAAAAACAAGTAGAACAAGGTGTCCCTGCAGGTGCGAACCCAATGGATACGTCAGGAGCAGGTGGTGGAAACATAGGCGTAGGTCAAGCTCCATTACCACAGGAACAAGGATTTAGTGGAAATGCAGGACAGGGAGCACCTCAACAAGCTCAAGGGGTTGGTCAGCAACCACCTCCAGTGGGATAACTTTGAAAAGTATTTAGATACTTTAATAGATCAACAACACAGACTAATGGAACAATCAGACAATGCTATTGCAATGCACAGAGCACAAGGTGCGGTATATCAGTTACGTAGACTTAAATTACTTAGAGATGAGGTACTAAAAAATGTATGAAGAACAAATGGAAATGTTTAACGAGGGTGGTTTAAAAGATGAGGGTGGCTCTATAGATTCTGAGTCTGGTAATGATGTGCCTATAGGTTCCACGAAAGAAGAGGTACGTGACGATATACCTGCTATGTTAAGCGAAGGTGAATTTGTTTTACCTGCTGATGTGGTACGTTATATTGGTCTAGAAAATTTAATGCGGTTAAGACAAGATGCTAAAATGGGACTAAAACAAATGGAAGCTATGGGGCAGATGGGCAATAGTGAAGAAGCAACTATGCCTGACGATCTACCATTTGGACCTGCTGATCTTATTATTATGTCAGATGAGCCAAAAGAAATGAATCAGGGCGGTATGGCTACAGGAATAGGTGGCTATCAGCCCTCTGTATTTCAAGGTCAAACACCAATGACTGCAGGTTTTACGCCTCCTAGTTCAGTAGCTCCACCGACTCCTACACCTGCTCCTACAGGTGGATATATACCGTCTTTTGTGTATAATGAAAGTATTCCTACTACAGTGTCTGGTGCACCAGTTACTACACCTGCACCAGTTGTTAGCACACCTGTTACCACTACACAAACAGCACCTATTGAAGATAAATTTGTTCCAACAGCGGAAGATCAATACTATGGTATACAATATATAAATGAAACTACTGGAGAAATAAGAACATTTTATTTTTATCAAGGTAATCCTGTTAGACCTATTCCTGATGGTTTTGTGCCGTATAATCCACCTGCAGATAATGATGTAACTACTGGTGACGATGTAACTACTGGTGATGATGTAACTACTGGCGATGATGTAACGGTAGATACTACTATGGTTAGAGATGATCTTAGTGGTACTAAACAACGTTTAGAAGATATGGTAAGAGATCAAGGTGGCAATAGATTAAGTCAAATAAGAGAAAAATTTAATAAGGGAAATAAAGTAGAAGCAGAAAAAGATCTTGTAAGTTTATATTTACAAAATGAAAAAACAAAATCTTTAATGACAGCTTTAGGATTGCTTAATCCTGCTGCTCTTGTAGGAAGAGGCTTCACTCAGTTATATGGTAAACAATTAGAAAAATTAATGGCAGAACAAGGGATTGCAATTCCTGAAATAGACGCAGGTTTTTTTGAAAATCTAAAAGGTGCAGTATCTGGTATTACTGGAACAAGCGAAGCTCAACCAGAAGTATATAATCCTTTATATGATCCTCAAGACTCACCATTATCTACAGTATCAGGTGCTACAAATATGCTAACAAGCAATGAAGCAAGAGCGTATGACAATGCAGTTGAATCTGGTAACGCAAGAGTTGCAGAACACTATGAGATAATTAATAATAGATTAAATAAAATGTCAGACTATATGGAAGGTAAAGCAGTTAGTGGTTTATCTAAATTTGATATTGAACAAGCTCAAAAAATGTTTGATAGTAAAGGTACTAAAAAAGGTTTAGCTGAAAAAGGTTTAGATATACAAACTAAAGCAGCATTTTCTGATGATACTGTATTTGATATTGGGCCTGCTAAATCAAGAGAATCTTTTGGTCAGGTAGATATATCTTCTAGTGATCCTGCAGGATTTCCAGATATGGAGCAGATAGATTTAAGTGGAATGGGTGCAGGTGCTGCTCAACCATCAGTACAAACTGATGTAACTTTACCTGTTGCTCCTAAAACTACATCAGCAGCACAAAGAAAACAAGAAGCAAGATTAGCCGCTAAAAGAAGGCGTAAAAAACGCAGTGGATCAATAGCTAGAGCAAAATCTATTAGTTCAGATGTAACAGGTGCAGGAGCTAAAGCTGTAAGTGCTACTCAAAAATCAGGACCGTTTGCTAAAGGTGGATTAGCAAATCGTAAATAATAACTAACCACCAATATGACTAGCTACCCATCCCCCATCCAACATGGCTACGGTGGCCCTAGTGAAAGGACAGATAATGTCAGAACAACAAATTATGGCTGAAGAAATGCAGTCACCTAAAAAAGTAGCATTTGCAAATCGTAAATATACTAATGAAGAAAGATTAAAAAAAGAAGAAGAAGAGTTAGAAGAGTTACTTGCAGAACAAAAGGGTGAAACAGAACAAGTTGAAGAACCTAAAGAAGAAGAACTAGAAAAAGAAGAACCTAAAAATGCAGAAGAACGTAGCTTTAAAAAAAGATATGGTGATCTACGTAGACATCAACAGTCAAAAGAAAAAGAGTATGAAGATCGTATCAATGCGTTACAGCAACAATTAACTGACTCTACTAAAAGCGAGATTAAGTTACCAAAATCAGATGAAGACATCGAAGCTTGGGCAAAACAATATCCCGATGTAGCAGGTATCGTAGAAACTATTGCAATTAAAAAAGCACGTGAACAGTCAGAAGGACTAGAGGCACGTGTAAAAGAAATAGATGAAATGAAAGCC